TCAGATGGATTTTTTGCAGTTGAATCCTGTTTTACATCATTCTTAGTTCCATCTTCTTTTTTCTTAGGAGACCCGTCTGCATTTAATTCCTTATTACCATCTTGTTTAATTACAACATTAGCAGGAACATCACCATATCCATATAATCTTTTTTGGTATGTACTACCAATTGTTTCTACTAATTTAAGAGTAATATCAACATTTACAATTTTTGGTAATTTCCAATTTTTAGTTTCAGCATCAAGACCAATATCCCAAGGTGAATTATCATCAATTGTATATGTTAATGAATCTATATATGCTTCTTTATTTCTAAACATATCTCCTAATGTAAATTTAATAAAAGGTGCATATACTGAATTTTGTGAATACCCTTGTGGATAAGTAAGACTTGTTAAAAAATTTAATCGTTGCCAAGCTGCTACATGTTCATCATATGATAAAGAATATACTTTAAAACTAAATGTTAGACTCCTCTCAATACCATTGTATGTATAAAAATTAAATGGATTTCCAATAAATTTATTAGTATCCCAAGAAGGAGTTAATGTTTCAGATAATCCACTTATAGTTGCTCTAAAATTTACAGCTGCTTTTTTAACAACAGACCAAAATTTTAAAGTTACAAAATCATAATCATCTAATTGTTTTTCAGTAGATGGAATTAAATCATTTTTTAATCCAGTTGCGGATGGGTATGAAACCTGCTTATTTAAATAATCAGATGTTGTGTACATACCATTAACTGTTTCTATACTTTTACGCAAATTCTTACCTTCGCTACTAAATTTTGTTTTTGGATTTTTTATTACATTTGGTCTAATATATTTACCCCATTCAACATCGGGACCTATTTCTTTTTGTGGAAAGGTTACATACTTTGAAGATAAATCATCTCTGATTTCTATCGTACTCGCATCAACCCAAGGTAATACAGTTTTTGAATATGGATAATTACTAGCGTATCCTGCTGTCTCACCAGTATCACTCAATTTAGCTTTAAGTTGTGCGGCTTCAGATGGTGACCCCAATAATAATTTATTTAAGGCCTTTTTTCCAATTTCTAAAGCTGAACCAATTAATTGATTTTCATTTGGTCTTCCTTGTAAATTATTGGCTAATACTTTACCTAAAAAATTTCCTGCACCAGCTGATTTTATTTTTTGTAATCTAATCATAGTTGCATACTCTCCGCCCGGCTTTGCACCAGGACCTAATGGACCTATTGTTCCAAAATCTTTATTAAGAGCAATACGGCTTGGTATTAATTGTTCAGGTAATTTAACTCCTAATTTTGATAATATATTGTTACCTAAATTCTCTGCTTTATTTAAAAATGTACTTAATATACCACCATTACTAACACCCTTAGCTCCACTTTTCATATCATCCACAATCCCTCTACTTTTTGTAGTGAATTTAATTATATCAGTTCCGTATATAAAAGGGCTTGTTGTTGTTGCTAATATTCTTAGTCCAGTTACTTCTTCTTCTAATCTTCTTTCTCTTGTTCGGATTGATAAATTTCTTCTACCAATTTCAGCAATTCTAAAAGATGGAGTCATTAAAACATTATATGGATTTCTTCGTAAATCAGCAGTATTACGAATATCATATTGTTGTTCAGCAGTTTGCCCACTAACTAATTTTTTACTTTTAAATAATTCTTCTATTGTTGGCATTTACTTATATTTTATGCTATTGCAAAGTTATTTCGTGTACTCTTATTAACCTGATTTGATACTCCTGCTGTAACTTTTGCTCCATCCATATGTACCGATATTTTACCAGCAGCCATATCTGCTCTTAATCCTTTTATTTCAGCTATCATAGCATTTAATGGTGCAGATAAAATTGCTAAATTAATTTGAGGTGTACCTCCGCCAGCCGCTGCTCCTTGCATCGCTTTTGCTGCTCCAGGTGCTGCTACTAAATCATCGTTTGGCGATAATTCAAATAAACCACCTTCTTTTGTTGATACTCTAGTTTTACCATCAGCAGGTGACATTACGTCTCCAGCTTTACTAACCAAACTATATCCATACGCCAATGCACCAGCAGCTGCCACCGCACCTAAAATTGGACCTATAACAGGGATGAATGCTGCAATTGAGTTATATGCACTTATAGCCATTTTAGCTACACCAGCTAATAATCCTTTTTTCTCTGCTAATGCTGCCCTATTTGTAAGTGCCAGCTTAGCTATCATAATAGCATTTTCATATTGAGATACAACAACAGTTGCTATTTTCTGTGCGTATATTGCACCTAATACTCCTAAAAATACACCAGCTATATCCAAATTTTCTTTTAAGAATCCTGCCATTTTTGCCAATCCCTCAACAGCTGCGTTTATTGGTAATAGTATTAAATTCATTATACTTGCTACCCCTTCTAATAGTGGAGATAGTACACCACCAACAGTAGCAACAATACCCATAAATGCGTTTTGCATTCTAGTCAATTGCCCTTGCTGTTCTTGCTGTGCTGCAAATTTCTTTACTTCAAGTCCTAATTGTTCTTTATCTATATTAGTTATATCTAATCCTTTATCAATAGCTTCTTGTGCCATTTTTTGGTCTTCAGCTGATAATGAGTTTAATTTTTCTTGTGCGTTTAATTGCTTATTAATTTCTTCCACACTCATACCAGCTGCTTTAGCTAATTGTTGTTGTGTGAAGTAATCTTTTTTACGGAAGTCACCACTTCTTTGTAATTGTGATAACGTTTCTGCATTAGCTTCAGCAAGTTTACCTTCCATTGCTAATGCTCTTGCTCTACTTAAATTAAATTCACCCCCAACAAATGTTGCTGCTACCAATTCTTCCTCTATACCATTTTCAAAATCTAATAATTTTTCTGCTAAAGATACTTGTTGTTTTAAAGAAGTACCCATTCTTTGTGCTTGTACTGCATTTTTTGTTAATGCATTCAAATCACCTTTAAAAAATGTTGATGCTGCTTCCGCATTTTCTGCAATATCTTTAAATATTTTATCAGGAGCTATTCCAGACATCTTAGCCATATTAGCAACTTGCAATTGAACATTTGCAGCTGTATCGGAACTCAATCCACCCACACTTTCAAATATACTTTGTACATTAGCTGCGTGTTCAGCGGTAACACCAAAATTGGTTTTCATTAAAGTTAATGCAGCTACAGTTTCTTCCGAAAATTGTGCTACATCACTAAATGATGTTTTTAATGCTGACATTGTATCAAACACATCCTTCAACTCAATACCAGCATCTCTATAATACATCTCAATATGATGCGCTTGATGTGCTAGTTCTTTTGTTTGTGATAGTGTTAATCCAGTTTCTTTTCTAAAATCTTCTGCAGCTTGGTCTAATGCAATAAACGAATGTAATGCTGCCCCAGCTGCAGCAAATACTAATGCCAAAGGTCCTAATTTTGTAATAGCTTTAATTAATCCTTTAGAAAAATCCAAAGCTTCACTCATAAACCCCGGCAAATGATGCATTAATTGATGTTGTTGTTCATGCAATTCAGCAATTCTTTCTTCTTTTTTCTCTAAAGCCTCTTTTATTTTATATAATTGCCTAGCTTCTTCTTTTTGTTTTGTAGTTAAATGAGATATACTTCTCTCAAATTGTTCTATTTTTTCCTCATGAGCAATATGCTCTCCGCTGTGATGTGCTAATGATTGCGCTTGTTCGATTACAGCTTTTTGCAACCCTTCTAATGTTTCTCTCCTTGCTATTGATTTTTCTAAAGCAGCGCCATCCAAGTTTACCTCAGCTTGCTTCATTTTAATTACTCGTTGAGTAACAGAAGCTAATGAACTTTCAGTAGTAAACTTACCATCTATAATTTTTTTAGTGGCCTTACTTAACGATGCAATTGATTCCAATGCATCTTCTTCGTAATCTAAATATTCCTTTCTTTTTTGATATTGAATTGCAGATTCTTTTTGGAGCTTTAATCTTATTTTTTCCTGCTCCATCATATCTTCCAACTGCTGTTTTTCAGAACCTACGGCAGTAGCAATTTTTTCGTTTATAATACGAATACGTTCAGATATCTGAGCGTTTTCTTCTAACAAACGATTTAATTCTGATTGTTCAGCTGGTGTAAGTGGTTTTATTGCCATTTATAGTATTACTTAAAATCTTTTCCTATAATCCCCATATCTTGCATTTTTTTAAACAATCTTGGGTCTTCTTTTTTCATTTGTCTAAGTCTAGGAACATATGATTGATTAATATCTGCTAATTCAGCATCTAATTTTTTTAATATTGGGTCATCATCAATAATTTGCTGCATAGTTTCAGGTTTTTTCTTACCAAATAATCCCCAAAACTCATTTAATTTTGATTCTGATATTTTATATCTTTTCATAGTATATACAATTTAACATCTATAAATATCCCATAAATAAAAAAGTTAGGATTACCAATGATTATCGGCGTATCCTAACTTTAGAATTTGATGATTTATTTGTTTTCTGAACTTCTTCTGATTCTTTTTTCTTTGCATCTACCAACTTATTATAGTAAAAATTTCTAAGATAAGTTGGCATTTTATACATTTCCATTATAGTAAATCCATTCCCATATTGAACCATATCAAATATTTGGGTATGGACCATAATACTATGATTCGGAGCCAGGCCAAAAAAACCCTACCCCCATCGAGATAGGCGCCTCCTCCACCTCACCATCTTCGTGGGTATATTCAAACTTCATATCCAAATCAGGTGATATTGTTTTTATATATTCTCTAAATGCTCTACTATCTCTAGCTAACATACCATTAACAAATTTATTAATAGTACCAATAGCGTTATCACCATCAACTGATTTAATCATATATCTTAAACGAGTTGTGATTGATGCAGATACATCTTTACCAAGTTTTTCCAATGCGGTAATATCTCTTTCAATAGCCGTTTCATCTGCGTGTGTAAGTAATTTAAATGTAATCTTAGTTCCGTTGCTTGGTAATTTAAATTCAAATTCATTTTTATTATTGAACATTGAAAAGTCTACTTCTTTTGTTTTAACTTTACCCAAATCAACCGTTGCTATTGATTGTCCTAATTTAGAAGAATAGAAATTAAATACATAATCAGGACCATATCCTAATAATCTTGTTGCTAATATAATAGCGTTTTTGTCACCCAATATAATATCATTTGGGTTTACACCATCAACGATAATAGATTCAAATAATTTATCCAAAACAATACCTTTTTTGATAAGATTTTGATTTGATAGAATATCTTCTTCTTTTGCAGTCATGTACTTTATAGTAATTCTGCCAGATGATAATGGATTATCTTTTGGATATACTTTACCTTGAGATGGAAGGTCTAATACCTCCGTTGGAAAATCATATTGTTTTTCGCTCATAACTTTGTTATTTTAAGTTTGTATATATAAATACATAGTTTTTAAAAAAATAGAAAGCACAAAAAAGGGGATTCTTTTGAAATCCCCTTAATTTTATATACTTTTGATTAGAATTCTAAAATTGCGTAATCGTAAGTTAATGTTAATTCTATTGTTGCAGGTTCATTAGAATCAAATGCTAAGTCACCAAAGTTAGCCTGAGAGATAAATGCACCTTTTAAAGTCCATTGTTCAATCTTATCACCAACAGGTCCTAATAGATAGAATGTGATATCTTTCTTATAGAAGTCAGCGTATCCATCTCTACCAGTTATTGATTCATGTCCTAAACGAATCCAGTCCATTACCGCCTGAGCTGCTGAAGGAACAATTGGGTCATACAAAGTGATAGTCACATCTTGCCAATCTCCCTTACCTTTCAACTTTCTCTTAACGTTGATGTGGTCCATTACAATAGGTTCAAATTGAATTGAAGGTCTATTTGCTGCCTTTACAAGATATGAAGGGATATTTTCAATCTCCATCACATATCTATTTTTCATCTTCGGTTCGAAGTTCGTATAGAACATCTTATCAAACTCTAATATTTCTGCCATTTTTATTCCTTTTTATTATATTAATAAATATCTACTTTGTTTATTTTCATATTATGCTGTGAAACTTGCTCCAGTTGGTAAGATGTTGAAATCAATTACGATGAATTCAGCTGTCTTAGCCGGTTGTAAGAAAATTTGTCCTGCTAATATGTTTCTATCAATCACATCAGGTGTGTTGTTAGTTTCATCCATTACAACTTTGAATGTGTAAAGACCTTGTCTTTGTTGTACAGACTCTAAATAAGGATTAACAGTATTTAAGAATCTATTTCTAGTCGTAGATGTGTTTTGTTCGAACACTAAGAAACGAGATGTTGAAGCGATGAACTTCTTAAGAGTGATAAGTAATCTTCTAACATTGATTCTATCTAAAGCAGATGCCTTATCTTGCAATGTCTTCTGTCCGAATGCTACAATACCTTGTCCAGGGAATGCTGCGATTGGGTTTACTTTGTTCTCATAAAGAGTATCTCTTTCAGCGTGCGTTAATCTATTTAATACACTAACTGCTCCAGTGATACCACCTCTATTCAAACCAGCAGGTGCGAACCATTCAGCTGCTAATCTATCATTAGAAGCGAATACAGCCGGCATCAATACTGATGGTGGTACAGTTGTTAATTTATTTGTGTTACTATCAATTGTTTTAACCCAAGGATAGTAAGTTGCTACATAGTTTGAATCTACTGAATTTGCTTGCTGAGTTGCTTCAGTAATTGTATCATCGTAATCGTTGAAATCAGCGATGTAGAAGCAATCTTGTCTATCTTCAACCATATCAATTACTTTAGAAGTAATAGCCGGATGTAATTGTCTTACAATACCAGGAGTTACTACCATATTGATATCATACTCATCAGGATTAGATACAGCGTTGATTGCTTTTGTATATGCTACTGAACCACTTGCTGTTGAAGTTGCGCAATTGAATCCTTGCTGATTTGCATTTCCCCAATCAGTATCACCAGCTTTAGCTATTTTTACAGTTGGGTTAGTACCATCAAATCCGAATTGGAATCCTAATATAAATTGTCTCTTAACCATATCAGTTGATGCTGACCCGGTCATTGTATAAGTTAATTGAGAATCAAATGCGAATGCTACGTTTGCTCCAGCAACTGCTGATGCAGGTATTGGTGCTAAGTACTGAGCGTTATCATTTTTTACACCAGCAGTTTCAAAATCAAAACCAGCATAATATACAGGAGATGATGATGTGTTGTTTGCTGAACCAGTTTGGTAAACCACTGCAGGTACTCTACTTTCAGTACTACCTAAATAAACAGGGTTAGTGTATGCTTCGTGTCCGAATGGTGCTGCTGATATTGGATAAGAACCAGGTCCTAAAATATTAGCGTTTGAATCCTGAACTACAACTCTTACATATTTTGATTTTGAAGTATAATCACCATATTCAGTAATTTTACCATTAGAATCAATTGTGAAATATCTATCACCAATTCTTCTAGCGATATAGTTTGGAGAAGCAGGGTCTAAGTTTACATTGTTAAATGTTTCAACAACACTCTTTCTCTTATCAGTATCACTATATGAACGAATTGTTACAGTAAATGTAGAATAATCAGTTGCTCCATCTTCACCAGCTGCTTTAACATTAGAAATACCAACTTTAAATTTAGTATTATATAATGTACCATGTCCAATAGTTTTAAATTGGAATAGGTTATATCTTTCACCACTAATTAATTGTGATTGAACAATTGGAGTTTCAGCTTCTTTTGCATCACCGAATTCTTGTGTTGGTAATTGAGCTACAGTTAAAACTGTCTTATTACCAATTACATTAGATGAACCAGTGTAAAATTGTGCAATGTTTTCAAAGTATTTGTAAGCGTATGCTGTTTTTGAACCATATGGAGATTCACCAAATACATCTGCTAAATCATTAGTATCTGTTGGTAAAATAGATGCAGATATATTAAAAGTTACTGCTGAACTAGAAAGTACAAACGAACCAATACTAGCATCATTTTGTACTAAAGTTGTTGATGGAAACCCAACACCTTCGTTACCAGTATATGTTGAATGTAATACTCCAACTAATTTAGCTTGGGTATCTCTATTAGAACCAGATGCAAATATTGCTAAAGGTGCTAATTGTTGATATCCACCAATACCAGCAACTCTTACGATTGTTGCTTGTCCAGCTTCTCTTAAATAGTTTTGTACTGCATATTCAGTATAATAAGTTCCATCAGGAGTACCGAAGATATCTTCGAACTCTGATTGGGTTCTCACAATAGTAGGTACGAATGCAGGTCCTTGCTTAAAAGGTCCTATAAATGCTGCTCCGATTTCTCCTACACCTTGTGCTAAGAATGAAAGGTCATTTTCTCTTGTGAAAACTCCCGGTGATACGATTCTTTCTGCCATTTTATTTCTCCAATTTGTATTTTAAGTTTGTAATTAAGAAAATCCCATGTAATTACCTATATAAATATAAAGAAAATGTTCAAAACACAAATTTGTTTATAAATAAGTGCTTTGAACATTTTACAATAAAAATCTTTAATTATTTAGTAACCAGGCACAGAACCAGATGGTGCTGGGTATGAAGTACTACCAGATGTTGGTGACCAAGGTAAATCTACCGTAGTAACTTCTATTCTAGCATATTTCTTATTATTTATTTCTTTTTGAATTTGTCCATTTATGTGAGTCATATAATTAGTTTCATAAGAACCACTAACTACATTTTTAACCCAACCTAATACCAATTCTTCTGTTAAGTCATGGTAATCAATAAACCCATCACCATTTAAATCTTGCGGTGTAAATGGAGTTGCTCCATTGAAAATTCCAAAATTACCATCCTCATCAGTACCAGTCAATTTCCAATTAGTACCTACAACGATATTTTCAAAATTTTCACTATTTTGTCTTTTTAATCCTACCAATTCCCATGTGTATGTTAATCCCATAATAAATTATTTATGTTTATATTGTATAAATATAACTATTTCTACTTTTTTAATATTTCTTCTCTTAGTTGTTTAATTTCAGCTCTTGCCAAATCCAATTCACCTTTTAATTCTTTCATAGCTTCAATTAATAATGGAGTCAATCTACTATAATCTACCGTCTTATAGTTTTCTCCAGATTTAGAATAAATTTTACCATCTCCGTTTATTGGGTCATTATCTCCAGTAATATCAAATGGAGCAAGTGTTACAACTTCAGGTAAAACTGCTTCAACTTCTTGTGCAATTACGCCAGTATAAACTCTATCATCATTTAAATCTGTTCTCTTATATAATACACCAGTAATAAATTTAACTTTCTCTAGCGCATTTTCTATTTTTTTAATATCCTTTTTAATTCTTTTATCTGAATATGCAGTAATATTTTCACTAGCTAAAATGTTTCCAGTGACATGAAGTTTTTCTGTTGGGTTGGTGTTTCCAATCCCTACATTGCCCGTGGAGGTGATACGCATAATCTCTGTGCCGCCTTCAACAAAACCAATCGTATCGGCTGCGGGGAAATATATGCCTGTGTTTAGATCGCCCGCTCTTGCAATAGACGGTAGTAAAGCAGTTCCAGCAGCGAAGGATGCAGCACCATTAACTGTTAGGTTTGCGTCTGGTGAAGCCGTACCAATTCCCACGTTGCCGGTAAAAGATGGTGATGCGATTGTAGCCTTAGTATTAGAGGATGTGAATGCTGCGTTAGCATAGATTGATGCTGAGTTTGCTGTAGCAAAAGCAGAATTAGCATATGATGCGGCAGAAGTTATATTTGTGTTTTGTGTTGTATCGGTAGCAGTAGCAGCATTAGCAGCAGCAAAGGCGGAGTTAGCATAAGATGCAGCTGAGTTTGCTACATGACTAGGAGTATTTGCTCGTAAAAATGCTGCATTAGCTGTGTTCAATGCAACTGTAATGGAATTGTTCTGTGTTGTATCAGTAGAAGTTACAGCATTAGCAGCTAAGAAAGCAGCGTTTGCCGTATTCCATGCAATGGTACTATTGTTTGAAATGCTAGTTGCTAGTTTTGATGAGGTTACTGCACCATCAAGAATTTGTGCGGATGTAACATTATTGTATGAAATAATTGCACTTGAACGGTAAATAACGACAATGTTATTAGTGCCAACTGATGGTGCTGTTGTGAATGTAATTACGCCACCAGAAACCGAATATGAATTAATTGGATCCTGTTGAACGCTGTTAACCAAAACTTCAATCGAATTGGCATCATCAGTTGTTCTTGTTAATGTGAATTG